CCGTTTCTGATAATCATAAATTGTTGGCCGTAAATAGTAGTTGAATAGAATAAATCTGCATCTGAGCCGTTTTTAGCAACTACCGCGCGAGTAACGGAAACACCACCAGCAGATTTAGAGCTTATAGCCCCGGCCTTGCCTGAACTATCACCCGCCTCACTAGATGTACCAATAGATAATAAATGCGCCGCTAGATTACACTGGGCTCGGTTATATTTACCGCACCATCTCTTCTCATCAGAACCAATATCTTCAACAGCATCATCAAGAAATAGTTGTATCCGGGCATCGGAATATTCGGTGTCATCAATAAACTCAGGGAATCTTAATCTTAATTCTTCAACAGTACAAGTCATGTTATTCCTTAGTATGTATATTAAATTCTAATACCCTGACACGTGTATTCATTTCTTCCTTCCATACATCATCACTACGTTTCCAAGAATTAACACTTTCCATCCATACCCCTCTAGATGACAATAATATATTATTGTTATTAACAGTGGATAGTAAATCCTTAAAATCATTGACGTCTTTCTCTATATAAACCAATTTTGTTTGTAGTCTTTCAAGGGTCACGATAGTGGCTGTATATGAGCTGGTCGCACCGACAATGGTGGATATTATGATTGGTAGTATTAATTCTCTCATGGTTAAACTTCTTCTATCTGCCATGGTAACGTATACCTGTTTAAGAATGATGATAGGCGGTATTATTTAATACAACTAGGTAATAGTATTAAATAATACCCCTTAACAAAGGGGTATTAGGGTCTTTATACTAGACTTTATCTTTTGGAGCAGGTGTCGACTTGGATTTAGATTTAGTATCTGGATCAGATTCTAATTCCTCATCATCCATAGATGTACCAAACTCTAGCTGACCGGTTTTTTGCAAAGATGCAACATAAGGGTCAACCTTTTTACCGTCAGAGAAAGCTTTCCAATGTTCATCATCTACAGCGTTAAATCCGGGAGCGATACGTACAACAACACGATTCCCGTTTTTACCCAATGTTTTCAAATTGAACTGTCTAGCCGTTTTGTTCATTACACCAGCCATGATTAAATCCCCGTACCGATTGCGAACGCTAATGGATAATAGATGCTAAGACCACCTAAACGTGAACGACCTGGAACTGTAAATTCAAGATTCTTTTGTTGTACAGGAAGCATTTCCAATTCAACAGGAATATTCAATTCAACTTTGTCTGGGTCACGGTCATAAGCCATCATTGCATCGGTGCTCAATGTTGGGTTATTAGCAGCCGCGAATTCATTAACAGGGATGATATCTTCAATACTATTTAAGAACGGGCTGTTCTGGGCAATGTATTGAGCGATAGTGGTATCACTGTTTGAAGCACGAGGGGTTGACATAATGTAAGACCATTGATTAGGGGGAAGTAATAAAGTATTACCTGATTCCACCATTTTAGTTGTCTCAAAGATATCAGTAAACAAATCATTGATGTCAAACAAAATTTCATCAGGGGTCTTGTTTATAAATTCCGTACCTGATCCAGGGTTAACAACCGCGCCGGTTGGGATGTTAGGGTTATCAAACAAACCAAACAAACCAGATTCAGCATCACCATAGAAAGCAACATTATTGACGGTTTGTTCATTGGCACGGCGAGCGGCATTGGCACGACGTTGATCCAAAGCAGCACCCGTTAGAGCGGATGAATTGATTTCGTCAAAATTGTAACCGTAAGAAATACCGACAGACCGAACTGGAATACTGGTTTCTTTACCAGAAATATCAGCACGAGGTAAATCATCAGCATACGCGTTGATAATTTTAGCAGCACCGACTTGATCATACGTGCGGTAAACGATACTAGTAATACCAGCACCACCTTCAGACGACACAGGAAACAACATACGAGCTTTTAATTCGGCATACCGTACATCGTACGACTTAGCTTTAATTAGCTCTAGCTGTCGCTGGAAGAACACACCAGCATCGGCATCTACGTAAGTATTACCAATCGCGTTAGATACAGCCGAATCAAGTGTCAATTCCTTGCCACCATCAGAGACTGTCATAGAGATACCGTCAAAGCTAACAGTACCTCCGTTTTTCAATTTAAAGGTTTTCATAATGGTCTCCTTATACACCAGCAGTTGTTTGAATACCAGCTAAACGGATAATCGCTAATTCACCAGCGACAGCAGTCGTATCCCATACAGAACCTGTCAATTGAGTTTCACCTGCGACAGCAGTACCGGAATCTAAAATACCAGTGGCGTTCGCATAGTTAACTAAATCACCAGGAACACATCCAGTTGGACATACAGCGTAAATATACCCTTCACGAAGAATACCAGCAGTTTCTTTTTGTGAATACTTAATGGTATTTGTACTTGAGTTCTCACGTTCTAGTGAACGAAGAGTAACACCTAAGTAACCACTTGCTCCGCCGATAACAGCCTGTTTATCTTTATCTGTACCACGACTGACAGCGATACCAAAGTTGGCACCGGCTGCCGTTTCAATAGAACGGGAAATAACATCGGTATCATGTAGGTCAGCCAACATGCCCGCATAAGCTTTACCTTGGTCGATTGAATAAGAAAGTTGAGCACTCATTATTTTTTCTCCTTGCGTTTCCAAGCCGCTTGACTATCTGCGATCATTTTATCGCGAGAAATAACATCAGCGGAACGATTATCTTTGTTCTTGTCAGTGACGGTAACCGTACCAATAAAACTTTCGTCCATACCAACTTGACTATTTGTATTAATCGCTTCAACTAACATGTCAAAACTAGCATTAATATAATCGTCAGACACCGAATCCATTTTAACGGTTGGACGTTTAGCAGCAATGACTTCGCGTTTTAATGTCATTGAATCTTTACCCTGCCATTTAATGTCAGGAACGATTTTAGATACGTGAGATACTAACTCACTACGCTCTGCAATCTTTTTATCCAAGGCGTCAGCCGTTAGGACTTTAGATTTAGCATCGTCAAGTTCAGCCTTTAAAGAATCTTCAGTTTTGTCAGCTTTCTTTTTAGCTTCCGCCATTTCCATTTCTTTATCTTCAGCTTCTTTTTCTTTTTCGGCAGTTTCTTTTTCGATATCTGTTAACTTGTCTTGCAATTTAATAACCGCTTGACCAGCCTGATCAGATACTTCAAAGTCTACGCTATCAATAGTGATTTTAGCCATAGTGACTATATCTCCGTTTAAGGGTAAATTGTCGGCGACTCTACAAGCCGATCCGGCACGACCACGTTCAACAATCGCAATATGATTGCCTTTTATATTCCGTTGGATGGCGTCGTAAGACTCACCCTCTGGAGTAATTCCTGATGTCCATTCTATGTCTGAAGTGTAGGCGTTAGAAAGTTCAACCTTCCCTTCTTCTACCCTTTGAATAGTTTTAGCATCTTTTATGTATAAGGTTGTATCGGCAAACATACCATCACGAGAAACATCTGGTCCTGAATGACCTACTGAATATTTCGTATAATTTCTAGAGTCTACCAATACAGGGGGATGATTATTTGTAACAGGTTTGTTCGTAAAAGATTGTAATGATTCGTCAGAGAAGACTTCTTCAGCAGGACGGTATACTTTTATTATTGAATTAGGTTCACGATCAGTTACACCCATCTCAACAGCCAGATATTCCTGTATCCCAATGCGGCCAATGCGAGCGGGAACGATTAAGAACCCCTCATCGGTGTATTTCCGCTGGGTTGTTATATTCAATCTATCTTTTAAGAACATTCAAAAACACCTATTAGTTTTAATCACTATAAAATAAATTTTTGAATAATACAAACTTATCAACCGTTATGTTTAAATATTTATAATCGGCCTAGCTACACATCGGCATTGAATATCATTTCCAGGATGACCTGTTTTCTTAGGTGGGTCATCCCATCTAAATCTTTTACCATTATTCGCCTTATGCGTGGGCCTAACCCTAGCATCGTCAGCGCTTACCCATATATATTCCTCTACCCCTAAATTCTGCTGACGTTGTTGACTTATAGCCGAATTGATTTTAGAACTTTGGTCACGAGCAATTAGTTTTGCTCTTTTAGTGGTAGAGTTATTCAGTCCCTGTATTTGTTTTATCATTGACCCAGCTTGGCTTCCCTGAGTAGTACCCGTGAATACTATTGATTCTATCTGCTTGAAATACTGGTCAGGTATAGACTTTATCAAGCTCACATTTTCACGGGTAGAAGCCACGATTATATCTTCAAGACCCTCATTCTGGATAACATTACTTAGGTTGACCCCTGTCGCCGATTCCATAGCTTTATAAAACCGTTGTTTATTAGCCTTATTAGCATTGTTAACGAAATCAGAACTTACCATCTTAGCCTGGATATCTATGTTGGAATAACCTTGTCTAAGATTTTCAAAAGCTTCTGCTAATGTTGTGGCATATCCGTCATTAGTATATTGGGATTTTAATTGTATCAGTAAAGGGATAATGATTTCTTTACTGTCAATTTTCAACCTATCTGTTAAGGATCTTAACTGTTTACGATATCTAACCTCC